TGGGTTTCCTGTTTGCTTTGCCCACTCAATACTATTTTGTAATGCTCTTGTTAATGCATCAGAACTATTTTCTCTAAACAAATATTCATGTAAAAATTCTTCGTATAAATTATCATGATGCCAATTATCAATTTTCTTGTTATTTTTTAATAACCATTCGGTATATCTTGATATATTAATCACTTTTGAATTTACACAATAATTTCCATACTTAACAAATGCTTTATAATATGCCGATGTTGCAAAATCATCAAATGTTTTAGTTTTGGCACTACCCTGCGTTATTTCATAAAATTTAAGGTAGTTTTGAAACCCAATACGATTTCCAGAATCATTTTTATGTTGGAATCTTTTTTTCTGTTCACAAACATGTACGTCAAGGGTACTTTCACGTGCAAATTCACGCTCGCAATATTTACACTTATAGGTCTGTTTTAATTTGTTTATCGTTCCAGCCATGCTCTTTTGCCAATTGTTTAAGTTCTTTCTTGTCGTTTAGAGTAATTATCATTTCGAGCTCATCTTCCTTGAGATTAGGCCAAATTTCTCTAACAAATTTTATTAACTTATTAGTACTAGCACCAACTTTCTTCTTTGCAGGTAACCAATAATGATATTTATTACCCATGCCCGGACTAACCGATGTACACATTAACCATTGTAACTTAGGATGTCTATTAAGATCAAAAAAATGTTTATTCACTCGTTGATTTGTAGCCATTAAATAATAAGACTGTAATGTAATATCGCCAGTTACTGATGCTCCATAACGTAACATTAAATACGTAGAAAACTTTTTACGTTGCTCATCAGTAAACTTATCATAATACGCTCGATCTTTACGATCAAATGCGGCCATTTCGTTACTAATATGTAATGGGTCTTGGTTCTTACTCAACCCGGTGTTGCCTTTTCATATTCTATTACTTCACAGTTCCTACTAATATCTCTTACAAAATAAACACATGGTGGTTTGGGTTCATCGTTTATTGGCACACATAACAATTGGCCATTTTTTAATTTAGGAGCGTACCAAGATACATCATGATAAACATTTATTATTTCAATATCAAGAAATTCTGGCCTAAACCCACTAAGTGGATTATATTGAAATGCTTTAAAACCTCTATCATTAATAGCTGTTAAAGGTAATACTTCTAAATTGCCACAATCGGGTTCGCCTATTAATATTTGCCAATCAATGGGCATTTTTAATATATGTGTACCAATACGTAATACTAATGCCGGACTATTAAAACTTTCTAAAAAAATAAGAGGTATAAAAAAATAATCCGGTGCCGTTGGATCTGAATTATCTAATATACTAAATCGTAAATCATCTATTTCTTCTGGTAACGTATCTAAATCGTACGCCTTATTATTTTCTAATGTTAATATTCTCATAGTTGTACTATAACATCCTTAAGATAAAATGTAAAGTCTTATACTTGCCAATCTGTTTTATCAATGGTAAATGGATACTCGGCATCTCTGTAAAAATGCTTACGTTTTGTTATATGCCTTTTTGCAAATTTACAGGTTGATGTTATATCCCAGATTTGAACAAAATCTTTATCTTCGGCTTTACGAATTCCACGACCGATAGACTGAATAACCCTAACAAATGACTTACCAGGTTCAATAAGCACAAGATTAAAAATACGAGGTATATTAATACCAACACTAGCAACACCATAGGTAGCAACAATGACTTTATTATCACTGACGGCAACGTCATCATACTGTTCTTTTCTTTCATTTGTTTTTGTTCCTCCACTTACAAATACTGCATCTTTAATTAATCCGGCTAATGTTTGACCGGGTTTCACTCTATCTATTAACACTAATGTATTACCCGACTCTTTAATACTTCCTATAAACTCTGCAATATATTTAATTCGGTCTTTTGTTTCTAATAGATATTTTAATTCCTCTTGATAACTTCTATACTCTACATGATCAACTAATTGTATTATATTAACATGACAATTTGCTAATACACCCTGTTCTTGTAATTCGCTGGCACTAAGTCTACCCAAAACATCTCCTAAACTACATTTAAGACTTATAAAATTATAATCTTCTTTGGGTACTGTACCAGTTAACCCCCAGCGTATGGGTATATGAGGCATAACCTGTGTTAATAAATTTTTAAGTGCATCTGCTTTCACAGTATGAACTTCATCTACCTGTACACAAATAACATCCTCAATAAATTCATCGATACTTATATCCACATTTTTATTTTTTGTATTTTTTAATAAAACATTTAAACTTTGCCATGTGCAAATAGTATGCGTATGTCCAAACTCTTTTCTATCTCCATAATAAACACCTACATCAAGACCAAGGCTTGTATAATCCTGTTCTGTTTGTGTAACTAATGTTTTATTAGGTACAATTACAATAGTGCGACCAAACTGTTCACATCTATGACTTAATACTGCTGTAACTAAAGTTTTGCCGGCACCGGTAGCCACTTCTTGTATACATTGTGGGTTTTCAAAAAACTTATTAATTATTTCAACCTGATAATCTCGTAATACAATCGGATCTCCAGCAACCGGGTGTCCTTTTGGCCATTTCATATCACTATAACTATCTGCTGTTACTCTATCAAACTCAAATTGAGTTCTATACTCTCTTAAATCTTCTAATTCAATGTCATAATTATAATCTTCTAGTGTGGAAACTATTTCGGGTAACAAATTGGTATAGGTACTTCCACCTAAATTAAAAAATGCTACTTTACCGTCCCAACGTCCTAATCGAACTGCTGGCATATATCGAGCATAGGGTAATTCAAACTTAAATTGGTTGGCTAATTTTTTACGAACGTCGAGGTCTAAACCTTCAATCTTAATATTAACTTCGTCTTTAACTATTATTCTACATTTTGGCATAGGTTTATTATACTACATAATAAAGAAAAAGTATGCCACTTTGGTGACATACTTTTCCTGCTGGTAGAAAAATTAGGAGTAAAACTACCAGGCTTTGAACTATCTCTTAGTACAAGTGGCGAGAGCCAATTGTTCCCAATTTGTTTCTGATACTTTAAACAAATCTGCAATTTTAAGAGCCATACGCAAACTAACTTCCTGTAATTTGTCTTGGTTATCTTCCATAAAGTTAATAATCTGTTTATGGTTCTCTGTTGTAAGATCTTCATAATTGGCAAATAATGCACCTGTTCCGGCAATTTGCCTAATACGTAATAATAACTCTCTATTTGTATCGAGTGTTAAATCTACATAATGGCAACGACTACTAATCGCCGATAAAGGATCTTTAAGTTTTTTACTCTTAATATTGCTAAACTTAATATTAGTTATAAAAATTGCAGAACCTTCGAAATAAAACATATCAGGTACACCTTCATTACGAAGTTTATAACTATCAGTATTCCAACAAATACGGCGTTTACGTTTACTATCTAGTGCCGCCTTTAATATATTAAGACTAAGTTCGTCTTGTAATACACTATCACAATCGTCAAATATTAAGATATTATCCTTATGGCGATATTGATTAAGTTTACAATAAAGACCAATGGCACTCATAGCACCTTTAACAATATCATAAGGTTTTGGTCTACTAGCTACGGTATCTAACAGACTAGCTCTTTCGAGTTGCTGTTCAACACCAAATGATTTTCCAACACCCGGAGGGCCTTGTACTATCATTGCTCTAATATCGCCACGAATTGCGGCCTTGGTCATATCATCTAAGATTTGAAATCGGGTACTGATACGTTCTATTACTTCGGCATCAGTTTCTACGCCCTTTTTCTTAAATTTAATTGCACGAGTCATTATACGCCTCCTTGTTGAATTTCCTGAACCGACCAGGATTTAATTTCATCTAAGGAATAGCCATATTTTTGATTGGCTTTATTTCTAATATAATCTGTACAAGAATCGCTATCAGTAAATTGAACCATAAGTTCTTGGTCCTTATTTACGATACGATACAATGTTGTATTTTGTGTTTCCACGATTTTCTCCTAATTTTTTAAGATTACAAATACGATTATAGATGAAACTAACCAATTTGTCAACCTCTTTTTGGCTTTAAAAGTCTTTATAAATCAATGACTTACAAAGAATTTCAATGAAATCAATAACTTACAAACTCATTGTCTAGCCATAAAAAAAGCCTGTTGATAACAGGCTTTTATTAAATTTGTGTTAAATTTGTTTAAATTTGTGATTATTCCGATCCTTTAGCATTCCATGTTACAGTTGGAGGTGTTAGCTCTTGAGTCATTGTTAATGTTGTACCAGCAAATACTGGTGGCCACTCACCAGCTCCCAATGCATAATCTTCGCCATCGACTTGAACAGAATCTCTCGTAGTAGCAACTTGTTCGCTTTTAAAAAAGTTATCATCTGTGCTAACCCAAGGTAATGATGTGGCTCCGGCCCATAATATATAATAATGATCGGCA